CGGCCAGCCAAATGAGCTTGTCCACGATACCGTCCCAGCGCTTGGCGGGCTTCTCGGTGAGGGCCTTCACGTCGGTCTTGATCTCCTTCACGTCGGTCTCCACCGTCTCCTGCCGTGTCGCCAGCACCGCCACGGAGGACACCAGTTTGTCCAGGTTGTCCTGTCGCTCCACCACCTTGTCCAGCCGGTGGGTGTTCGATTTGCTCCGCTGATCAATTTCGGCCACCTTGACCGCGATGTCCTCCGCCATGGCTTACTCCTCCCTGGCCCTGATTTCGTCCTTCAGGGCGTCCCCTGCAAGGGCGGCCTGTGTAAAGCTGTTGTTCTTCCACCACGCCGCCAGGGAGGCGGCGATGGTCCAGCCGGTGGCGATGAGGGTGTTGACGTCCTCGTCCGCGATGGGGATGGTCTGGACGCCCAGCATGCTCAGCACCTGGTTGACCAGGGCCAGCAGCAGTACAACGGTCCGGGCAATCGTGCCCGCGCTGATCTTGTTGGTCATGATAAGTACTCCTCTCCTAATTTGCCGCGGCCAGCTTTTGCAGCAGGTCCGCGCCGTATCGGTACGCCTCCAGGTAGTCCATGGTCTCCTCGGCCAGCCCAAAGCGCGCCTGTACCGTCTGCCGGTTCGTCTTTGCACACGGCCCTCCCTCGCACAACGCCAGGAATGCCTCCCAGGCCCCGCTTGTGTGCCGGATGGTGTACGGACAGTCCTTGCCGTTCCAGTGATTGTGCTGGACCACATGACCGATGGGGATACCGTGCTCCTCCATCAGCAGCCGCACCAGCGAGGCCGCGTTTTCTCTGGCCTTGGCAAAGTCGCCGTCCGCGTTGACGCAGATCTCGACCCCAATGCTCCGGGCGTTGCCGGTCCCCTTGGGGCCGTCCCCCGCGTGGTAGGCCGTCTCGCCGTCGGGCAGATGCTGCACAATAGCGTGGTCGTCCACCGTGTAGTGCCAGCTTACCAGAGCGGCCTCTCCGGCGGCGCTGTTCAGGTAGGAGCCATGGGCCGCCGCGTCGGCGCCCCTGGCCGCGTTGCCCGTCTCATGGATGGTAATATAGCCGCACGGGTTGACACCGCACGGGCGGTTCTTCCGCCCGGCGTCGATGTACCGCGCCTGGATGCGCAGGCCGTTGTCCGTGACCCGCTGCGCGGCCTCCACAGCCTCCAGATAGTCCAGACTGACCCAGCCCTTCTCCGTCTGTCCCCAGCCGTCCCGCGTGGCCGTGACCGTTACCACAGTGCCCTGCGCGTAAGCGCCGACCTTGGAATAGCCCGTTCCGGGGCCGCTGCGGATGTTCACGCCCACCGAGGGTGTCACCTGGTATGCTTCGCTCATTGGCTTGTCCTCCTTTTTGCGCAGCCACACGGCCAGATAATTGTGCACCCGACGGGAGCTGCTGATTTTTTGCCCTGTGAAATCGCACTGGGAGGACCCGCCGCCGTCCAGCATAATGGCCGTCTCAGCTCCCAGCCTGTGGAGGGCTGTCCTCAACGCCTCCGGCGTGGTGGGGGTGTCCGCACAATACAGTAGCAGCTTGTCCCCCGTCAGCGCCATGGCGGTACGAGGCCGGACGCCGCCCACATCCGGGTTATAGAGCATAGCGTCCTGCATACCGATCATGGGGGTAAGCATCTCCACGCCGCTGATGTAGTTTTTGGCGGCAGCGGGCAGCGCGGCCAGCTTAATGTCCGCCTTATCCCACGCATAGCCCCAGCATCCCCAGGTCTCTTTGGACAGGACCACACCGTCCACTTTGAGGTGGCCAACTGGCTTGCCAGTAGTCATGCTGTAAAATCCGGCATTACAAATATAGTCCGCATCCCCCTTGACCTGCGCCATGCTGCGTCCGCCGCCCGGGATAATGGCGATGCGCTCGATGTCCCCCAGCGGAATGGAGGCGATGTACTTAGCCATCAGCCGCCTCCACAGCCCCGCGCATCAGCTCCACCGCCTCGGCGTACCGCCCAGCCCTGTGTAGCTCCACCAGCGCCTTGTAGTGGTCAAATAACGCCTGAGTGAGGGCCGCTCCCTCTCGGGTCAGTCTGGGCAGGTCCTCCGCCAGCGCGGCGTAGTCCACATTCCCCGCGCCCCTGTAGTGGGGCAGCGTGGGGTCCCCGGCGTTCCTGACGTCGGCCAAAAACATATCCTTGGCGTGCTGCGGCTCCACGTGATTGACTTCGGCGATGTCCATGATCTCATTGATGTACTCGTACAGATGCTTCATAGCTGACTTCCTTTCCGGCCAAGTTGGCCTGTCACATATGGATAATCTCTTCCGCCTGATCGGCAGTGATCCACTTCGGGGCCATGGAGCGCACCTGCTCCGCCGTCAGACGGCCCAGACGATACTGAATGCGGATAAACTCAACCATCGCCTGTCCCTCCCATCATCAGCTCCAGCATGGCCGCCTCCAGCGCGGAGAGCCGTTCCGTCACTGTGGGCGAGATGGGGGGCTGGGCCTGTCCCATGGCCTCCAGCTCCGCGAGTTCTTCTGCTGTGGCGTCGCGGTAGATGCCGTTATCATAAACCCTCACGTGCTCCCCCCCTCCTAAATCAGTGCATATACTTTCACAGTAGTCCCAACCGGGAAACTGTTCGAGCTGTTTTGTTGCTGCAAATACAGCCCCGTTCCAACCGATGTTTCAACTCCGTAGGCTTTCATTGCATCCCTTGTCGTCGGTGTAGCCCCAAGCTGCAATTTGGTCCAAATCGTATTGTCAGACAGCTTAAATATTTCTAAAGCACTGGCCGCAATCGCATTCGTGTAAGCCTGATACCATGCAAGGTTGCTGCTTATCTGATGGATGCTGTCCCCAAGCCAGTAATTTGTTGTACCTCCCGACCCTGTCGCAGGGACAGAGATTAAAATCAGCATATAGGCATAATCTGTCGCGGATATTCCGAGTTCTATTTTTACAACAGCTTCTGTTAGGCTGATATTCTTGATGACCTGCATAGCGCCGCCCCCACCCGGCGCGCTCACCTTGCCCCACGCTCCGTCCACCACGCCCGCATACATGCCGTTGTCCTCTGCGGTCACCGTGGGGAGGCCGACGCCATCCGCACCTGCGGGACCCTGCGGGCCGGTGTCTCCGGTGTCACCTTTGGGCCCTTGCGGGCCTTGGATGCCCGGTTCCCCCTGGTCTCCTTTTGGGCCTTGCAATCCCTGGGCGCCGGTATCGCCCTTCGGCCCCTGCGGGCCTTGCTCCCCGGTGTCTCCCTTGGGCCCCGCTGGTCCCTGTTCTCCTGGATCTCCCTTCTCTCCCTGGGGACCAGCGGGACCGATAGGTCCCTGTTCTCCTCTGGGACCCGTCGCCGATACGCCGGTATCCACGCCGCCGACGACCCAATTCCCGTCGGGCCCAATGTTGGGGGCCGCCCCGCCGGAGTAGACGCCGGTATCCTGATACGCACCGCTCTCCAGGTCCCACACCATCCACGTCTGATCTCCGGACAGCTTGGGCGGGTGGACCACCGCCGCTTCCGCCCGGTCTGCGGCGGCCACTGCGTCGGCCTTGGCCTGCGTGACCCTGGCCTCCATCTGGGCAAGCTCCGAGGGCTCAACGCTCGGAAATGCCTCCGCAGCGTTGATGCTCCCGCTCACCAGCAGCTCAAACTGGTTGCTGTGGGCCACCGTATCCCCTTTGAGGCCCCGGAGCTGACAGCGGTACAGCCCGTCGGAGGCCAGGATATCCCGCGTGAGGTCCACCCACAGCACGTCCCCGGTCCGCTCCAGGTCCACCACGTTCTTTGCCTTCCCCAGAGCCATATCCAGCTTCACCGCCCACCCCGCGTCCAGGTCCGCGGCGATCTCCAGCCGCCGGTGCAGGTGGTCCGACTCATATCCGAGCTCCCGGTCCCTTACTTCCATCCGCACACGCCAGTTATCAAGCCTGATCATACCTGCGCCTCCTCCAGCAGCGCCTGGACCTCGTCCCGCCAGCGCAGGGGCACGTCGTCGATGGTTTTCAGCCCCTTGCGGATCAGGTCAACGTACAGCTTAGACACTTGTCTCACCTCCCAGCAACGTCTCAGCCAGCTCCGCGATGGCGAGCTGCGCCGCAGTGTTGTTGTCTTCTGCCACCTGGGCCAGCTCCGCCACGGCGAGCTGCGTCTGAGTGAGCGCGTCCGGCTCCGGCTCTGGCGCAGGGGTGGGCGTTGGGACGGGGAGCTGTGTCAGGAGGATCGATCCGCCCGTCTGTTCCACCCGCAGCCAGTCGACCACGGTATAGGAGGCCAGCAGAAACGGCCCGTCCTCAAGTTCGGCCCACACCTCCAGGGCCTCTCCCAGCTCCACCGGCTCCGCCGTCTCTAGACATACCGTCTGTGCGCCAGGGACAAAGGACAGCAGCTCCGCCTCCTGGCCGTTGGTTTTTAAGATCATGCTCCACCCTCCTCAGTTAAAAACATAAAATTTAGCCGCCGTCCCATCGATGCCATAGGGAACGCGAGAACCGTTGCTATAGGTGTGCCTCACCAAAAGCGTATCAAAGGTGACGGAAAAGAAACTTCCCGTGTATCCAGTGCTTGCCGCATTGGATTTGGTTATATTCAGCCCTGATGCATAAAATTGTGCTGATGTAGCTGAATCTGTTACTCCCGCCGCAGCTCCAAAAACTGTGATGTAATAGTCAGTTGACTCGCATGCCATCATCAATATTGGGCTCCCGATAAGCAGGGATTTCAATTCCGCCGCAGTAATTCCGCTGAACGTAAAGTCTCTAAAAGATGTGGAGGTGGAGGTGCAGGTCGCGTCGATTACCTTTCGAAGTTTCTTCCCGCTGCACAGCTTGGTCGACAAATTGTCACCCATCACCGGCAAAATACAATCGCTCATCTCATCCCCTCCTTACACCGTGCCCACGAGCTGGATCGGTATATTGACGGACGGGATCGCGCCGTCGGTCTTGGTGTAGACCCTGATTTTGCCGGCCATGGTCTCGATCCGGCGGATGTTGTTGCCGAACTCCTCCACCATAAGCTCCGAGGCAGCAACGTCGGAGGTCTGCACCACGCCTACGCAGGGGGTCATGGCCGCCGTAATACCAGATACTGTGATGTCCTTGTAGTACCCGCCCCCAGATACCGCCGTCCATGTTCCAGTGGGGATCGTTGCCGTATACCGGTACGTCACCGCCGCCCCGATGTCCGCCGGGGTGGGCTTATTGTGCTCGCCGTAGAGGCGGTACTGTGTAGTGCCTTCGGTCCGTTTTGTCAAGAGCTTGAGCGCATCCACAAGGTTGACCGTTTCGCCCCCGAGTTTTAGGCCGTTGCCTTCGCTTCCATCCAACAACTGGTTGTATAGTCCAATGGCCCCGCCGTTTTGGTCCTGCTGTATCGCAGTGCGCCGGCCGCTCGTGGCGTCCTTTATCCAAAACGCGCCGGCTGTTTTGTTGATGGTTAAATCAGCGCTCAGCGTTCCGCCCGTTAGGGGCAGGTAGCCCTCCAAATCGCTGTCGGTGGCAATCTGCCCCCATACGGACCACACATCACCGCTGTACATCCGATAATAGGCTTTGGTGGGCTTAGTCGTCGAGGTTAGCCGGACAGTCAGCGTTTGTACCACTCCGCCGGACCCGTTTGCCTCGATCCTGAGCAAGCCCCAGTCCGCTGTTTCCCCTGCCGGCCAGTTGGCACAGGAGTTATGGACGAGGAGGCACCCAGGCGTTTTGCAGGTATCCAGGTCTGCGGTGGTTGAGGACCCCAACATGCCAAATGCCCCCACATCACCCGCCGTCAGGGTGATGTCCGCGCTGAGGGCCTTGCCGTTCACCTTCCGGGTCGTGGGGACCGCCCCCACCTGGGCCGCCGTGTGGGTGTGATCCCCGTCCGCCTTGGCGTTCCAGGCCGTCCGCTCCGCCGCGCTGACGTGCTTCACCCCGTCCGCTTCGTGCGCCGCCAGCGCCGCGTCGATGACATCGGCGTTCCGGTTAAATACTGTGATGTCGTAAGATTCGTTTGCTGCGGGCTTGGTCAGCCCGTAGTTGGTGGTCTCAGCCGCCATCGGAAAACACCTCGCTTCTCAGTTCCTCATGTGTATGTGCCGCCAGAGCGGCGTGGGTATAGGCCCCCAGCATGGCATGGGTGTTGAAGAGCAGGGACACCGACAGCACCATATCCGCCGGTGCGCTTCGCTCTACCAGTGCCTTCACGTCCTCGAAGGCCGATTTAGAACCCAGGTCCAGCTTGACCTCCAGTTTATGGAGGCCATAGTCGATATCCATGGTAAACCTTCCATATCCCGCCAGGGACCGCAGTTGGTTGTAGAGGACCCGCTTGGTAATGGGCGGCTGCTCGATGATCTTGGTGATGATGCGCACCCGGCGGGAATTTAGGTCGTCGGCGTCTTTGCCTGTGAGTCCCAGAATATCCTCCCATCGCTCCACGCCCCACTCAGACAGGGTATAGGCCGAGAACTCTCTCGCCATGCCCTCCACAGCGGCCCGGGCCACATCCGCCTCCGGAGAGAGCGCGTCGGAGAGCGCCCTGAACTCAGCGAGGGTTTGCAAGAACTCCGGCCACTTGTCAAGCAGTGACATTGGACACCTCCCCCAGAATAGGGATTTGGTCGGCCTGAAGGGTCAGGTTGGCGGCTGTACCGTTGAGCTTGGTCTCCGCCGCGTCCAGCACGCCGTTTACACTCAGGATGCGGGCCTCCACGTGCCCCACCCGCACTACAGAGGCAGCGTCGTCCGCCCACGCTGCAATTACCTCGTCCAGATACCCCTGGATCGCCGCTTCCACGGCGCTAGCCAGCCCCGCCCAGGTGTACCCATCTTGGAAGGTAAGCTTAGCGGACACCGCAACGGTGCACCCAGTCACTCCCGCTACGGTCACGCAGTGATCAATAGGCGCCAGTCCCTTCCCCTCTCCCTGATATCCCTCGGGATCTATCGCGGCCTGTACAGAGGCCACCAGTTCCTGGGACGGCACTCCTCCGGCGGAAGTGGTGACGACCAGCTTCACCGTGCCGCCTCCGTTCCAGGCCCGATAGACCTTCACCCCGCCCACGCCGGGCAGAGCGGAGACCTTGGCCTTGTAGTCGGCCACATTCCCCGCAAAGGCCATCCCCGCAAAGGACGCTATGTACCGGGCCCGCAGCGTGTCATCATCCTCCTCATCCTCGCCGTGGATGAGCACGTCGGCCAGTGTGGCGCTCCCCAGACCGTCGATGTGGTCAATGGGGAACAGCACTCCGGTATAGGCGTTGCCTATCTCACCCGCCGTTTCGCAGGTGAGCCGGTAGGCTCCGTCGGCAAGTCTCTCCCCGGCGGCGTAGTTCACCGAGCCGCCGGAAAAGCGGCTCCCGGCCGGTATCTCCATGGCGGCGCCCTCCGCGTCGGTGAAAATACCTTTGCGCACCGCCTGGGTGGCGGCAAGGCGGAATATCCCCCGCTCCTTGGCCTTGTTGGTGAGATCCGCTCCCGCAGCCGTATCCGGGAATGCCCGGTCCATCTCCGCCGACTGGAGGGAATAGAACTCTGCCAGCTCCGCGGCCAGCGGCGCAACGGCGTCATAGATCACCGAACCCTCCCGTTTATCCAGCCCTGCGCCCACTCGCGCCAGGCACCGGGTCATGATGGTTTCAAACGTCTGCTCACTGTAGTCCATATCAAACCTCCACCTCTCTCTCCACCGCAATGTCGCCCAGCGCGGTCTCCACCGTGAAGGACACGGCCAAGGCACGTCGGGAACTCCGGGTGAATGTGAAGTCCCGTACCGCCGTCACCCGGTCATCGGCCAGCAAGGCCTCGGAGATGACCCGCTTCGCCTCGCTCTCCAGCCCTGTACCGCTCCGGCCCGGCAGCCTGGACAGCTCCGTGCCATAGTTCCAGGAGTAGATGGGCCAGGTGAATCGCTCCGTACTCAGGATCATGTAGACGGCTTGGCGCATGGCTTCCAACCCGTCCACCCTGCCGGTCACCCTCCCGGCGTCAAAGTCGATGCGGTAAGTCTTGGAGGGCTCCTCCCTGCTTGCGCGGGTCTCCACCTCCGGTAAGAGCCCCGCCCCTGCCGGTGTCAGCGCCATGCCTCAGCACCTCCCCAGCACGAGGAAGCGCTGTCCCCCCAAGTCCCGCAGGAGGATCAGGCCGTCTCCCGGCTCGAAGGCGGCTCCCCGGAAGGTGAGCAGTTGGGCCGCTCCCAGTTCAAAGCGGTCGTCCACCTTCACCCGCAGAGGCGAGGCGGAGACCACCGTGCCAAAAAATAGCGCCGCCGGGTCCGGTCCCGCACCGCCGGCCGCCTTTTTGATCTGCTCGATCAGCATCCCGCCATCAACAGCGTCATTTTTACCGTCTCCTTTATGATGTCGTGGGTGCACTCGTCGATGATGTACCACCCTTTCAGCCCCCGGTCCGCGATGTCCACGTAGATGGACCGCCCCGCCCGCAGGTCCAGGTCCCCCTCCAGGGCGGAGAGCTCCAAGCTCACGGCGGGCCGGTTGTAGAGCTCCAGCATCTGCTGGGCCTGCGCTTTGAGCTGTCCGGCATTGAGCCCTTTGCCCGCCTTTTCGTAGTGCTGAAGCACGCCCCAGCGCCGCATCCTGGCCGAATCCTTGACGATGTACACATCCCGTTTTCCGGTGCTCTTGTTGTCCTGGACCAGCTTGACCTGGTTTGCCGTATCGGAGTCGATGCTGCTCTCCCAAGTGTATCCGGTGGCCAGACTCCCGTCCCCCACAGCAAGGATGGAGCGGCCCCCCTCCACGTCGGAGAGGCGCAGCGCGCCGTAGTCGTCCCACAGCACGTACATCTTTCCGGTGTTGATGAGCGTGCGGTCCAGGGCCTCCAGGATGATGTCGAACAGGGTCTTTCCATCCATGGTCATGGATGGGATGACATATCCGGTGTTGTCCATCTCCCCCGTCTTCAGCTCGAAGTCGGCGGCGATCTGGGCGGCGATTTGATCCGCCCGTTGTCCCTCAAAGACATAGGTGTCCTTGTTCTTCAAATAGCGGAGCTGGTCATAGGCCGTGACCGTGATCTCCTCCTTTTCGCTTCCGCCCAGCTTGAAGAGGTATCCGTAGAAGATCTTCCGGTCCCCGTCCTTCAGCGCCAGGATATCCCCGTGGGCCAGGGTGAAGGACCCGTCCCGCAGCAGGGTGAGGTCCATCTGCCCCGGCGCGCCCCGGCGTACGGTCTTCACCGTGCAGGCCGTGACCAGCCCCGAGAGCTCACGGGTCTCTCCGCTGTCCAGATTCTGATGCAGCAGCTCCATGCACTCACCTCACAGTGTGAAAATCTGTCCGGGGTAGATGGTGTATTTGGGCACGCTCTTCCCCCGGTTGCCCGCGTCGATCACGTCTTTGTTCTTCTCGTAGAGATCCGGGTAACGGCTCCCGTCGCCGTAGCACCGCCTGCAAATGGACCACAGACAGTCACCGGACGCCACCGTGTAGGTCTTGGCCGTCTCCGGCTCGCCCTCCCTGGGCGCCTGTTCCACCACGGCCTTGCCGGCGGCGTCGTCGGGCAGGGTGACCCGCCGCGCCGCCGGCGCCCGATACTCCTTGAGCTTGAGGGTGTAGGAGAGGTCTCCCACCGTGCCGAACTGCTCGGCATAGGTAAAGTCCTCGATGGCAAACGCGGTGTTGAGGTCCAGGTCGAAGCCCTCCAGAAGCATCCGCAACGGTTTTTTTGCGTCTCTCTGTGCCTGGATGGCCCGTACGCAGGCCATGGGCTGGGAGACCGGGCCGGAGACCCAGGGGGACTTTGCCGCCGGGAATACGGAGGAGATCGTGATCTCCCGCAGTTTCCGCGTCCGGAGGAGGGAGACCTCCCCCAGTGAGAGCACCTTGGCTGTGCCGTTGTCCCCGGCGCACTTGACCTCCAGCTTTTCCGGCAGGACGGGCAGGGTCAGGCTGCCCACCGCAAACTCCAGAACGATACTGTACTTTTCTCCGCTCACGCGTACGCCCCCTCCGCCGAAATGGCGATCTCCTCCTCCAGCACCTGGGCAATGGAGGAGACCACCTCGTTCACGTCCACCCGTTCGCTGATTCTGGCGTCCATGGATACGGTGGGGGTGAGGGTGACGAAGTTCTGCACATACCGCATCTCCGCCACGTCCTTCATAAACTTCAGGTCCTCGTCTGCGATGTTCACCTCGTCGGCCATGGCGCCGGTGTTGGCGGCGGTGGCGTCAACCCCCTGCTGGAGCGCGTCCCAGTCGACACTGTCTGCGCCGCCGAATAGTCCCGCGGCCTTGCTGGCCAGGCCCTCACCAAGGCTATACCCGGATTTCCATGCATCCTTGTAATCAAAGCGCACGGGAATCTCCGGGGCAGACCGGTCCAGGGTAATGGCGTTTTCGTTTTTTCCCCAGGCCAGCACGTTGCCCTTTAGTGCTTCCAGGCCGGATGTCCAGTCCGTACCAAAGATGGCGTCGATGATCTTCGTCACCACCTGCCCCAGCGAGAGAAACCACGAGATGATCTGTCCAATCAGGTTTGCGACGGCTCCACCGAAGGAGTCAAAGCCTCCGTTGACTACGTTGAGGACAAATTCGATCACACCCAAGAAAGGCGTTACAAAATTGTTCCATGCTAGTTGAAGCAGGGCGTTCAATAGTCCGATCACGGTATTCATCACCGCTGCGGCCAGTGTGGCCACCGCCCCGAAGATGATTCCTGTGGCGGATACTGATGCGCCCGTGAGCTTGTTGAATGCGGCTACTGCCGCAAACAGCACGCCCACCAGCAGCAGCACACCCATCACCACCCAGGTGATGGGCGAGGCCAGGAGCGCGGAATTGAAGGTGAATACCGCGGCGGAGGCCGCCGCCGAACTCCCGCTCAACACACCGAAGCCGATGGACAGCAGGTTCACCGCAAAGTGATACGCCCCCGTTACGGCCCCCGCGATGGCGGTCCAGTGGGCGGCGACCTGGAACACCGCGAACGCGCCCCCCAGTCCCAGCACCAGCGGGCCGATGATCCGGATGTTGTTGGCCAGCCAGTTGATGGCGGTGAGGAGCGGGTCCAGGGCCTTAATGGCGATGTTGGCAGCCAGCGTCCCCACCTGTGCCCAGGTCATGGGCGTTTCCTCAAATCGCTTCTCCACCTCGTCGGCGGTGTTGAACATGGCCGCCTTGATCACGTCCGCCGTCAGCAACCCCTCGGAGGCCCAGTCCTTCATGGACCCTTTCGCCCCCTGCACGTTTCTCATATAGTCCTCAATGGCGTTGGCCAGCAGGGACGCATTTTCGGTGATGGAAACATACTCATCCCCTTGGAGACGCCCGCTGCCCATGGCCTGAGTGAGTTGGCGCATGGCTGCGGACCTAGTCGCTTGGTCAGCCCCAGACAAAGCGAAGTTTTTATTCATGAGTTCAGTAAAAGCGATGATCTCGTCATTACTGCCAAACGCTTTTCCCGCCAAAAGTCCCAATTTTGATACCGACTCAGCCACATCCGTATAGGCAGCCCTGGCGCGCATGGCGGAGGCGAATATTTTGTTTTCCAGCTCCGCCACGCTGCCGCCGTCGTCCACGATCAACCCCAGCCGCGCCCGGTTTCCGGCGATGGTGTCTGACAGCCCCACCAGCTTGGACACGCCGAAAGCCGCCGCGGCCGACTTGACATACCCGCCGACTTTGCTCCATGCGCCGCCCACCGCCTGGGCCTGCCGTTCCGCCTGAGTCTGCTGATCGTTGAAGCGGTCTACCTGGTCTGCGGCGCGCAGGATGGATGCCGATGCCCGGTCATACGCCTCGCCTGGATTTGCGGTCTCCGTGATCACGCCCGTCTCCCGCAGCGCCGCGTTCAATTGCCGGGTATACCGCTCCATCCGGTTCAGCGTCTGGGTCATCTGATCCCGGATCGCCATTGTGGTCGCTATGGACATAGGCTCACCCGCCTTTCCGCCGCCGTGCGGCCCGTTTTTCGTTCTGCACCTGCTCGTCGATGGAGGCGTAGATAAAGGCCCGTTCCCGCAGGGGAAGGGCCATGAGCGCGCCGGGCAGTATTTTCAGCCTGTGGAGGGCGTAGTGGGCGTACATCGCCTCGCCGTCGCCCTCCCGGATCAGTTTTTTGCCTCGTCCCTCAGCTCGTCCATATCGCTGGAGAAGCCGTTGAGCTCCATGATGGCCGTCATCAGCTCGTTGAACTGCCCGGGCTTAAGGATCTTTCCCATGAGTTCGTCCTCTCCCACAGCTCCGTATCTGGCCTGGAGCTGGGCGTCCTTGAAGTTGGGCTCAGTACAGCAGGCGGCCGCCAGCCGGCTCACATACATTTCCTGGTCGGTCTCCGCGCTCCTCTGCCGCGTCCTTTTGTCAAAGCTCACCTTCTGGCAGGTCTTGCGGATGGCCTTATTCTCGGCCTCGGTGATGGAGTGGATGAGAAAGGGGTGGGGGAATCCGGAGATGTGTACCTCTGCGGTCTCCTGGGCCGCCGCCTCGCCCTCCATTAGAAAATCATACAGCTTGCCCATTGAGCATGCTCCTTTCCGTTAAAATGACGGCCTCCCCACTGTTCGGAGTGGGGAGGCTCGATTTTCTCAAAGCTTTTGGAAACTCTCCAGGATCTCAAAGTCCTCGAAGGTGAAGTCCACATCCTCCTCCAGCGGGTCGTCAGAGTCGCCGTCCAGCTTGGCCAGGAGGACGGAGTCCAGATTGACCCCCAGCAGCATCATCCGCTGGGAGCCCGCGCCGGAGGCGGGGTCGGTGTTCTCAATGACCATATCGAAATAGGCGTCCACCCCCGTCCGCTTCCACTCGGAGAGCTTGGCGCGGAAGAGGGGCGAGAGATAGTAGAGGGTCATGGAGCCCGTGCCCTCCGCGCCGGTGGTCTTGTGCCCCACCATGCGCATGCCGATGGCCTTCACCTGCCCCTTGGACTTCTCCACCGTGGCTTCGATGCTCTTGGCGAAGAACATCTCCTCGTTGTTGCCGTCGATCTTGGCGTAGGCCCGCCCCTCCTTGCCGGAGATGGTGTCCTGCGTATCCAGTGTTCTCATATTGTACGCCCCCTTTTAGTTGACCGTCACGGTCATGTAGAGCTTTTCCATGCTGTCGTTGGGGGTGAGGGCGCAGGAGACGGACACGTCCCGCTTGCCGCTCCCCTGGAGCACGGTGATGTCGTCGGGCACAAAGCCGCTGATGGCGTCGATGCCCTCGTATTCCTTTCCGAGGGCCACCAGGTCGGCCTTGAAGAGGGCCCGGCCCGTATCGCTGTTGGTCTGGGTCCCAAGGTAACGCTCCCCGAAGATCCGGGCCACGTCGTTGGCCCAGCCGTCCATGACCCGCACCACCCGGTTAGATGTCCAGTCCTCGCTCACCCCGCCGCCGAAGGTGGTGCGGGTGTTGATGTCGGAGAGGACCCGGGCCTTGCCGCTGTCGGCGTAGAAGACAAACTCTCCCGCCTGGATGGCGGCCTCGTACTGCCCTTTGGTGTACTTGACGTCCACATCCACCGCGCCGTCATAGGCGGTGTTGGTGAGGGACTCGTTCACCTCCGCCCCGGCGGTGGCGCCGGTGACCCAGGCCACGGCCTTGTCGCCGGTGAGCACGGTGCCGTCGGCGAGCTTGACGCCGTTTTTCACACTGAGCATCCCAATGCTGTCGGCGGTGGTGTACTGATAAAGCACCCCCACCACCTTGCGTCCGTCCTCGTCCCGCAGCCGCTTGACGAAGGCGTCCACCAGGGCCTTAACCGCAGCGTCGGTGCCGGGGTAACCCACAGCGTTAAAGCTCTCCACCTCCAGGGCGGTGAGCCATGCGGTGTACGCCGCGGTGTTCACCGTGCCGTTCGTTCCGCCGGTGAGGGCGGTGGCGGCCGCCGCCGTCAGGGTCTCCGCCGTGCCGAAGCTCACAAAGTCGTTGGCCTTCAGGTCTGCCGCGCCGCCGGACTTGGCCACGGTCTGCCGGTCCGTCTCCGCACCGTCCAGGTAGGTCACCACGTCCACGTCGCTGGAGCCGTTGGCCAGCAGCGCCACCTTGATGTCGTTGCCCCTTGTGCCGCCCCATCGGGCGGTGACGGTCATGCCTCCCACCGTGGCGCCGGCCTTGCTCCCACCGGCGTTCACCCGGTACACCAGCAGGGTCGAGCACCGCTTCAGCGCTTCCCGGATGAGCAGCAGCTCCGCCGCCGTGGCGTCATGGCCGAACACCTCCAGCGCCGTCTGGTTGAACTCCCCCGCCTCCAGGGTGTAGATCTGGCCCTCCGGCCCCCAGTCCAGCTCCAGGGGCAGGGCCGCCGTGCCCCGCGCTCCCAGGGTGGCCGCGTTGGCATAGCCCACAAAATTGATATAGCTGCCGGGCAGGATCTTGTTTTGCACCGTAAAGGTGCCGCCTCCCATAGGCATTCTGTTTCACCTATCCTTCCTTGTCGTTGATCGTTTGCGCCAGCGTCTGCATCGTCTCTCCGCCCCGCGCCTCCCAGAAGAGGAGGTCCGCGTCAAAGGTAAACTGAAAGCAGCGCTGTTCGCCGTTCTCCCGGGCGCGGCAATTCTTAAGGCGCACCGTGCGCCCATCTGTCTCCAAAGCGCGGAAGCCGTCGTACAGGGCCTCCGCCCAGTCCTGGTAGGCCAGCGCGTCCTGGTCGGCCCGAAAGTAGAGGATCTGAACGCTCACAGACCTCTTGAAGCGCCGGTCCAGCTCCTGCCCCTGCTCTGAGTCGATCAGCCCGATATACAGGCAGCCGTCCGCCTCCCGGGGGATGTCGTCCACATAGACCGGCCGGTCCGGCCACAGTGTCCGCAGGCGGGCCGCGACCGCCCGGGTCAGTTCGTTCAGTGTCATCATTTCAGCCCCTCCCGCAGGAATTTGTCCTGCTTTCGCCTGAGCCGGTTAGGTTGGGTCTTTAAGGTATTCCGCTTTGCGCGCATCATCGTAAAATGGCCCTTAACATAACCCACTTGAACCGTATCCATCGATACTGTCTCGCGGTTTACGTGATGTTCAATGGCGTGGGGTCCAACCCACATCCCACCGGGGTATCCAGGCTGATAAATAAAGGTTTTCCCTGCCCAATACCCTGGAACAAAGTGGGACCGGAAGCCGTACTCCAAGTGCTTGGCATACTCGGCGTTGTTGTAGACGTCGATGGAGTAGGTCTTTCCCCGCACCCGGGCCTTGCAGCCGTCGCTGACGTCCTTGGAGCGCGTCCCCACCCTCCGGTCCCCCGCATGCCAGTTCTCCCGGTAATTGCCGGTGTTCACGATGCCTTCCGCCTTACAGATGCGCCTGGCCTCCGAGGCGGCGTGTACCCCCTCCGCAAGGGCCAGCGCGCGCATAAACTCCGGCGCCTGCTCCTTCAGGGCGGCAAGCTTCCGCTGGAACTCCTCCAGCTCACGGTTGTCCACACTCACGCCAGGTCACGCTCCTTCAGCCGCGCCTCCTGGTGGGTGGCGTAGACCGCCGGGCGTCCCTCCACGGCGTAGGCATACGTCCGCCCGAACCGTGACACCTCCACCCGGTCCCCGGGCTGTACGTCCAGCTCGGGGGCCAGGAAGAGGGTGGCGTCATAATCGATCTCATTCTGCGGAGCGCGCTGCCCGCTGCCGTCCGCACCGTCCCGGGACAGGGCGCAGGCCACGCCGGTATAGACCGCCGCCGGCCTCGGCCGGGTCAGATCTCCGTCCAGGACCGTCTCCATGCGGGAGATCACCGCGGTATCCTCATAGGTGCCTTCGATGGCGGCGCGCTCCGCCGCCGGGTTTCCGAAGCCCATGGCGCTCACCTCCGCAGTCTGCGATACCCGTTCAGGGCCTCCCGCCAGCCGAAGAAGGCGCCGCCCTCCGCAAGGTCAAAGGTCCCCGCCGTGGCGGACGCCCCTCCGCTCACGGCAAAGGAGGTGGACACGTCCCCCCGTTTCACGGAGGCCACCGGCCCCGCGGCAGTCTCTTCGCCGCCCAGCGCCGCCCCCTTCCAGTAGGCGGCCGTCATCAGCACCAGGGGACGCTCCAGCCCTTCTGGAAGGGTATCCCAGTGGATGTAGCCGAGCACGCGATCCTCCACCGTCCGGAGGGCAAACTCCAGCAGCGTGTCCTTTTCCGTCCCGGAGAGCCCCAGCAGCGCCTTCAGCAGGGCAAGCCGTTCATTCAGGCGGTCCATCTCAGCCTACCAGCTTCACCGCCATGGTCTCGTCCAGGGTCTTGACGCCGTAGATGATGTCCAGAGAGACCGTGTCCTTCTTGGTGTCCTGGTTATAGCCGTACACCACCCGGACGCCCAGGCCGTCGTGGCTCATGATCGCGGCGTTGGCCGCGCCCATGGGCAGGGCCAGGGGGCGGGTGACCAGGGCGATGGCGTTGCGGTGGAAGGCCAGGGAGTGGGGCTTGGAGGCCAAATAGGCGTCGGCGTTGGTGTAATCCTTCACCAGCTCTGCGTCGATGCCCACCTCAGCCACTGCACTGGAGGCGGCGGTGGCGTCGGCGGTGAAGTGGTAGCGGTAGCCGTCCAGGATGAAGCAGTCGCCCTTCTTCACGGTGGCCGTGGCGGCGGTGACGCTGGAGAGCGCCACCTTGGTCTCCCCCTTCGTGCCGCTCACCTTGAAGGCGGTGGCGTTGCCCGCAGTGGCCGCCAGGGAGTCGGGGCAGTTCTGGTCCATGTACGTGTCCAGCGTGTACACCCGGCCCAGCTCGGCGTTGCGCAGGGTCTCGCCGTTACCCGCGTAGGCCACCTTCGAGAGATTGTCGGTGAGGGCGTAGCGGTACTTATGGGTGGGGTTGAGCACCAGCCTGCGCATATCCAGGGGGACCTTGGCGATGTCCAGGGTCTTGGACAGATTGGCGATGTCCGCCAGATTGGTGGGGGACGCGGTCGCGGTCACGGACGCGCTGATGTTGGCGCATTCGTTGAGGATGTCCTCGTCCACCGCCTGGGCGATGGCCCGCATGGCGGGGGCGATGAGCTGGGTGGAAAAGTCCTTGATGTCCAGGGTCATCTCCTTGCTGGTCACCTCAAAGGACACGTCCCGGTGCCGGTCGATCTTCACGGCCACGCTCCCCTCGGAGGCGTCCTGCCGGATGATGGAGCCGGTAAAGTTCTTGGCTGTAAACTTGGCGGGCTTGCGGATGGTCACGGTGTCGCCCACCTGTACGAACTCGTCGGAGTAGTCCCGGTGGACCAGGTTGGCGGCGATCAGGTTGTTCTCCAGGACGATCAGGGACTCCCGGGCGATGACGGAGGGAGTCAAAAATGTGTTTGCCATGTTGTACTATCTCCTTTTCTGTTTGATGTTGTCTCCTGCATGCATGAAACTGTCACGCTGCGGGCTGAGCGCATGGCCGGTCGAATAAGCACGGACTCCGCGAAAAATGCCGTTTGGCCTCCGGCCCAACCTGTTTTTTCGTCTGCGTCCTGACTTGTTCTCCCTATGCGCCTGCCCTCCGCGCTTCTAATTTCTCGGGAAGCCGGTTTGCTTTTCACGGTAGGCCGCGTACTCCTCCATGGAGAGCTTCCCGAGTTCCTCCATGGTGTAGTCCTTGGGGGGTTCTCCCCCCGTGGGCGGCGCGGGCTGTGCCCCCTTCAGGGGTGGCTGTGCCGGATCTTGGCTCGGCTTGAACAGATAGGGCTTGGCCTCCTGGATGGGCTTGAGCAGGTCCTCCAGATCGGTTTTTAGTCCGCCGTCCTCGCCGATCTGGATCTTCTCCAGGTCCAGCAGCCCCAACACGTCGGCGGGGTCGTGGACTCGCCCGGTCAGGGCCATGCGCACCGCGGTGTCCTTCTGGATGCGGGCAAGCTCCTTCCTGTGGTCGGTTTTCAGGGTCTCAATGGTCCCCTTTGCCGCGGCCACGTCCTCCGCCAGCTTGGCGGGGTCCCCGGAGCCGCCCAGGGCCTTCACGGCCTCCGCGGCGGATTTCAGCGCAGTCTCGGCGGAGGCGGCCCGGCGCTTCTCGCCGTCGTACTTGTCCGCCGGCACATAGCTCCCGTCGTTCCCCACCACCAGGTCCAGGTCCTTGCCGTCCTTGCCCTTGCCCTTCAGTGCGGTCTCTACCTGTGCGGACAGCTCTTCCCCAAGGATGGTCTTGACGCTCTCGATGATCATGTGTGTCTCCTCTCTGGCTGTTTCTATAGCGACTTCCACGCTCTTTGCCGCCCCTGTTGGTCTGGGACAGGGAGCCCAAAATGGTATGAAAAAAGCACCCTCTCAGGTGCTTTCATCAACAATTGTCCAGGCTGACCGCCGCATAGCAGCAGCGCCCGTTTCTCCAGGCCGCACACCCCTCTTGGGGGCACTCCATCATGGTGTAGGTCCACGATGTGATCTGCTGGGTACTGTCGCACTGCCCTTCGTCGCCGTACTCATTCGTGACTTGCAGCACCTGTTTTTCCTGCTTGCGGTTATACGGGCAGATCATAGGCCCCGCCTCCTTTCAGGCATAAGAAAACCACCGCCCCGGAGAGTGGTGGTTCAGTCGTTGGATTCAAAGATTTCGTCGTAGAGTTTCTGGAGTTTGATCCCATCCTCTGACAGGTAATTTTGGCTGTCATCTAATTCGTCAATGATCAGATCATCTATTGCCAGCAAGAGCGCTTCGTCCGTTGGCTCGGCAAGCAGTTCATCCAGACGCGGGATCAACGGAGCAAGCTCCAATCGCTGCTTCTCGGTTATTTTTATCACTGCTCCATCTCCTTTCTGCTGTGTCGCGGATTGGCTTGAATGATCGTCCCGGTATCAGGATTCACTGTTACAATGGCTTCCTTTCCGAAATACCGGACGCTCACTCCCTTTTTCCCTCGCCTGGAATCCCTTCTCTCCGGGTTTGTCAGCGCTTCCCTCACGCTGGAGATTTCCACGCCAGACCTTCTCTCCTCGACGGACCCGATTACTCTGCTTACGAAATGATCTGATTTGGCGACAATTTCTGTTCCATCAGAAGTTATGACCCCAACCAACTCCGCATCAATCTGAGCCGCTGTATCTTGGTACAGCTTAAAATCGGCAAGCGGGGTCAAGCCCCCATTCCCGATATCTCTGGCATACGCTTTAAACTGCGCATAGTCATCTCCACTGCTGTATTTTATATTCTGGAACGCTTCAAATGTGGCCGGCGCATTTTCCCCAAGCTTCTCCTTCAATCGCTGGTATTGTTCTTTATCCGAAGCTATATTATACACCCTTTTGCGCTCACGTTCAACATATCCTTCGCCATGCTCTGCCACCTGCCGCTGATACCACTCCTCATAGGTCATACGCTCCGGCATTTTCTCTCCGGCGGCGGCCCAATCCGCCTGCTCCTCCGGGTCCCACTCCACCGTGGTGCACCGGTCGTTTGGGTGCATGGGCGGGTAGTTCACGCCGGTCTGCGCCTCGGCCACCTTGAAGCGCTTGCCGTCCAGCGCCCCGCAGACGGCGCAGGTGCGGCTGTCCAGCGTGGCCATGAACTCATACCACTCGATGCCCGCCGCCTGGTAGGCGGCGCGGTCCGCCTCGTTGTGGAAGTGATTGAGCTCGGTGCGCACCAGCCGTTCCGCTGCCTTGTAGCTCTGGCCCATCTGCTCCGAGAGCGACTTGGATAGGGGGCCGATTCCCGTCCCCTTGATGAGCCCCTGGGTGAGGTCCTGCCGGAGGCTGAAAAGCAGGGCCGTCTTGTTTTGCCATAGCCGGTCGGAGAAGTTCGCCCCGCTCCACGGGTAGGACATCACGTGCTCTACCATGCCCACGTCGATTCCGGCCACCTCCCAGATGCGCCCCGCCCTCTGCTGGATGTCGAAGGACTTTTTGTAATAGCTCTCTCGGTACGCCTCGCCGAACTCTTCCGACATCTCCCGCATGCACCTGGCGCACAGCTCGTCCAGCGTCATCTCCATCTGGCCGCACATCGCCTCCAGCCGGTCCATCCGGCTCCGGTAAGAGAGCGCGTCCAGCTCGGCCTTCAGCCGGGCCTTGATCTCCTGGTCTGTCTCAGCGTTGATCCGCTCCACCCACTCCCCCAGCGAGGCCTTCCACTCTCTGGCCTCCGCCCGGTTCAGGGCTTTTACGGCCTCGGCGTAGGTCAGCCGGTTCTCTCTGGCGTAGCGCACGTAAAAGTCGTTGATCTGCCGGCGCAGGTCCCGCAGGGCCGTCTGGTAGGCGTCGTACAGCCTGGCGGACAGCTCCGCCCCTCTGGCGTAGGCCTCCGCCTCCCGCTGGAGGGCCCGGGCCGCCCAGTAGTCCTTATTCGCCGCCATTCAACCCGCCCCCGCCGCCGTGGTCGTCGAACAGCCCCGCGCCGTAGCGCTCCAGCTCCTGTCGCTTTTCGGCCTCCACGGCCTCCAGCTCCCCGTCCACATCCTTGACCCAGGGATGGTTTTCCAGCAGGGTCCGCCGGGACAGTAGTCCGGCGCTTGCGTTTACGTTGGCGATGATATCGGTCTCGTTCACCGGCAGGTCCATATTGAAGGCGATGGAGAATGTACTGTCTGAAAAGTCCCCCGCGCCCGTGGCCTGGAGCCAGGTGTCCAGGAAAGGCTTGAGCCGCCGGAATGTGTCCTGGAGTTCGTCGGCTAGGTCGGCGCAGTCGGCGTCCAGATCCATGTACCGGAAGCCGATGGCCGAGCCGGAGGCGTTGCCCAGCTCCGGGTCCTTGGTGTCCACGGCGGAGGCGAAGTCGAAGAGGTCTCGCCGCTCCGCGTCCAGGAAGCTCATCACCGCCGATACGTCCAGGTCGGCCTGGAGCTTGTCCACGCCGCCGTCGCCCTCCACCTTCACGGCCAGGGCCTCCCGCAGATCCCGCACAAACTCGTCCAGATCGGCCCCGCCGTAGTTTTTCAGAATGTAGACGAACTTGGCTACATCCCGCAGCACGTCGGCGGTAACGGAGGTCTGCCAGTTGTAGTCATCGATGAGATCCCGAACATAGTGGCACAGGGACAGCTCCTCCTCGTTATAGCGCAGCCACACCAGAGGAGGCCGTTCCCAGTTGTAACCCTTGCCCCCCAGGGTGAAGTGGGGCTCAGTCCATCCCCCCGCCTCCGTGCCGTGTCCGGTGTCTACCCGATACTCCCCCGAGCCGTCGGTGCATAGAAACCACAGCACGCCGCCGGAGAACCAATATTCCGCCCGGTGGATCACCCGCTTGTCCCGGCCCACGTAGACCACCTGGGGGTAAAAACGGATAAAGCCGTCCAGCTCGCTCCGCTCCGTGTCCTTCCACAGCGGGACCAGCTCCCGGGCGGGGATGCGCAGAAAGCACAGCTCCCCGGCCTCGCCGATGTAGGGTTGGAGCCAGGCCACGCCGCACTTGACCGCGCCCCGCCCCAGAGATTTAACCTTGCGCCGGAAGGTCGCGTCGAACAACGTCTCCAGCGCCTCCCCGTATGCCTTGTCCTCCGTCTCCACCGCCCAGGGGCGGGCCAGGAGGTAGCGCACCTTCTGGTCCACCAGCTTCCGGTAAATGGGATGCTCGATCCTGGCATTGGAGCGCTCCTTGATGTCGTTGGTCTTGCGCTGCACATCGGAGCGGTTGCGGTAATAAGCGTCGGCCTCCAGCAGCTCCCGATACTGCGGTGAGCGCAGGAACTCCCGGATCTCCTCGCTCACGATCTGGGCAAGGGTCATGGGCGCGTTTGCCGGGTCGGAGAGGGCCGCACTCACCATCTCGGTCTGTGTATAGGTCATATTCTCACCTCAAAATCTTCAGCGCCGGGCCGGTCATATCGTCCTCACAGGCGTAGCGCACGGCGTCGATGTGGTGGTTGTCGTGGTCGGGGAACCCCGCCTTGAAGTTGCCGTCTCCGTCCCGATCCAGCTCGTAGCCGGTGAACTCCTTCGCCGTCTCGGGGCAGCGGGCGGGGTCGATGACGATCTCCTCCAGGTCCTGGAGCCATTTGACCCCATACTCCACCGAGTCGGGTCCTTTCCGCGCGCCCACCACCCGCAGGCCGTAGTCCCGGACCTCGGCGATACTTTTGGGCTCGGCGGAATCGCAGACAATCCGCCCGTTGCTCCCCGCCCATGGGAGGATGCGCCTGGCCGCCTCCCGGTTGGATAGGCGTACCTGATGGATCTCCCGGAAGAGATAGAGCCGCCGCCTCGTCTTGTCGTAATGTCCCTCGTTGTAGGCAAGCGGGTCGGTGGCGTAGCCCCAGTCCAGCCCCCGGCGGATGTGGTCGAACCGCCCGATCTCCTCGTCCGGGATCGCCCGCAGCGTCACATTGTCAAAAACCTCTCCGCCGGTGCCCGTCACCTCTCCCAGGTACTCGTGGGCATAGGCCATCGGTTTAACCTCCCGCAGGTGCTCGGCCTCCAGCAGGAATTGTTCCCCCAGCCAGGCCCGGGGCACCGTGCGGTAGTCCGTCCGGTGTACCAGCGTGTCCGGGTGGGGTGCTCCCACGTACTGGTTACACCAGCTCCGGGCGCTGCGGGGCGGGTTGAAGGTGTAGAAAAAGGCGAAGTCCGCTCCACCCCGCATCAGTGACTGGTTGATGCTGCGCAGCTTCTCCTCACCCTCGAACTCGTTGACCTCTTCGTACCAGCCGTATTTGATATATCCGCTGTCCACCTTGATGGATTTGACCTTCATCGGGTCGTCGGCCCCCCGGAACAGGATGCGCTGCCCGGTGGGCGCATAGGTGAGCGCCATGGGCGACACGCCGGTCGTCCAATAGTCCGCCGCCCCCAGGGCGTTGATGCCCCACAGGAGCTGGGCGTAGACCGACTCCCGCAGGGTCACGCCATAGCGCCGCAGGGCCACGGCGTGACTCATCACGCCTTTTTGGGCGTCCCGCATGAGGCCCATGGGGATTTCTATCCCCACGAAGGAGGACTTGCAGGAACCCCGCCCGCCGGGCAGCCAGTAGTGGGTGTGCCTCCCTGCCGCCACATCACGGTGGACGCAGTGGAAGGCCGGTGCGATCAGCTCCGAAACCTTAGTCATCGATATCATCCACGATCTGTACCGGCATCCCGCCGGATACGCTGGCTTCCGTCTTGGTGGTATAACCGTACCGTGACATCCAGAGCCCCGCCAACTGCGTAGGGATCACCCCGAGCTCCAGCTTCTCACGGGTGTCCACCTCGCACTCCTCGCGCATGCGCGTAACCGTGTCAGCATATCTCTCATTTTCGGCGTAATGCTCATAGAAAGCTGCCCGCGAAATTCCGGAGAATGCGCAAAAGCCCTCTATCGTGTATGTGACGCTGCGCTTTAATTCCGCACTGACGAACTCACTGTTTTTCGAGCTGAAATCGTGGGTCAGAACATACCGCTCATTGCAGTCCTTTTTGTATCCGCTCCAAGCTTCTTCAAGCTCTTTTGCGCTCTTAAATTTTCTTTTCCGCCCCACGCTCTCGCCTCCTCCTACTGGGCATGAGAAAACCCCGCCAGTTCTCGCCCGGCGGGGCCTCTCCACAATCTCGTTTGTATCAGCATAACACATCTGCGGCAAAAAATCTTCCGGTTTTTTTCCGCATTTTTAAGTCTCTATTGTCCCATATAATGCAAGAGTGAAGTGTCGCAGCGCTTTATCTCGGCGGCCATACACTGCCGTTTTCTCCAATCCAAGCTCACTGCAAAGCCTGTCTACGCCGCCCTTCGTCCGGTGGATATAAAATCGCTCCAATGTCAAACGCTCCTCATCGTCCAGAACGGCCAAGCTGTCCTCCACCAGTTTTACCCAGGCCCTTGTCTGTTTCAGTGTACGTTCCAGCTCCTCCCGATGTACAATATTTGACAGCATGACGTCTTCCCGTGTGCTGCCTCCGCCAACCACCGGCGTACCGTCGGTAATTGCACTGCGAATACTCTCTGCGGAAATCTCCAGTCTCCTGATTTCACGTGGTATATTCTCTAGTGCCAGTTTGTGAGCTTCGTACCCTTTCAGTTTGTCTATTGCTTCAAATTTCCAATTCACGCTTACCCTCCGCTCTGCCTGGCCATCCGCACCAGCTTGCACAGCCCGTAAAAGGATCTCGGATCAATCCCGGTCGATTTCTTGATCTGGTTCAGATGATACCCCACGGTCACGTAGCTTAAATACAGCTTGCGCCCCGTTTCCACCGCATTCATGCTGCACTCGGCGTATCCCAGCACAATCTCTCTCTGGCGTTCGGTCATGCGTGTTCCTCCTTGGGCGGTTCCGGCAACGGCATCCAGTGGGTGACGGCCTTGGTGCGTGTCCCGTAGACCCGCCACCAGTCGTTTACATCCAAGCAGCCGGCTTCGACAATCATGGTGCCTTTCTTCGGCCGGCACACGATCACGCACTCAAAGGCTTTCGGCGGCCTCTCCTTGACGCTAATCCACTCACTCACGTTTTCCACCCTCCTCGTCGTGGATGGAACCGCAAATCTCAATGTCAACATCTGGGCGCAAATTAAACCGTCCCGCAAACACAACTGCGAATGTGTCGGTCCCGGCAGAATTGTTCCCCTCTCCATCGTCAACTCCATATTTTGTTGTTCTGATAATGTCCCCCTCAAAAATCTTATTCCCGTGCTTGTCGGTCAGGCCGGTGTACTCGCAGACCGTGGAGGGGTCAACCTCGGCATATCTGATGTCCCTTGGCATATTCCAGTCTGCAAATCCACTAAACAGGATGATGTGATCTACATCCTCGTCTTTCAGGGTGTCACCCACAGGCGCAATCATACGGTTCTCATGCCGCATATAGTACCCTTCCACCCACTCTCCATTGTCCAGCCGCTTGGCCTTGAAAAGGATTTCTCTCATTCTTTGCCATCTCCCAGCGCCTTTTCCGCCTCCTCGCGGGTGAGGAATACGGTTTTGCCGATTTGGTCAATGTACTCCTGCTTGCAAGTCCTCTCATAGACAAACTGCTTTCCGTGGTCGCAAAAGCTGCAATCTCCATGAGTATCAACCGACACCGGGCAAGCTAAATCGCAGTCAGGTCCAGCGTCCCAGGTGATCTCAAACACGGTCTTGGCGGGCAGCACCACGCACCGTCCCTCCCTGTCCGCCTGGGCCAGTGCGCAGAGGCGGTCAACTGGCATATCGCCAATGACATCTAGGATGTCCTGCAACTCTGACAGGCTCCATTGCACATCGTTATTGCGGATAACCCGTTCTGCCAGATTGTCATCGTTCAGACGGTTCAGTTCATCAACAATGCTCGAAAGTGTTCTCTCCATGCTCACCCCTCCTTCAGGCCGCTTTTCCACGCCTCAATCGTTTTGCGGATGTCTTTCGTGGAATTAAGTTCCAAATATGTCGCAATGAACTGGATACACTCCACCGCCGCATCCCTCTCCCGCTTCGCTTGCTCCAGCTCGGCCCGGAGCGCGGAGAGCGCGGCGGCGGCATCCGCCGTCATGCGCGGGATGCATCTGCTCATATCCCCGCCCGCATAGTAAGCGCAATTTCTGCACTGCCGGACGTCTGGCTGACTCCCGCACAGCCTTATGGCCTCAATCAGCTTATCAATATCCACTATGTTTCTCCTCCATGATTGTCATCTGCTCAAACGGCGGATCATAGTTCAGCCAAATGGTCTCCTCCGCCATCGCCGTGGATGTCGTTTGTGACATCGTAGTAAATCTGTGCCACCCCTGCAGGGCGTTGTCATATAGCTCCGACCGATACCCTGACAGGACGATACTTGCCTTGCTCCGCGTGATAAGCTCCAGCAAGCGGATATGTGCAGCGTCATCCATCTCATGGCGGTACAGTTTTCCGCTTTTCCTGGCGCTAAGCACATAAGGCGGGTCTAAATACATCAGCACATCCTTGTTGTCATACTGCTCGATCAGACGCAGCGCATCCATGTGCTCGATCTGGACCAGGTTGGTTGTGCTGCCTCTCAGCCGGGCTGTAGCTGCTTCGATGTTGTCTGTAATTCCGGCCCACTTACAGGCTGTCCCGCCGATTCGCATTTGCTTGTGATTTCTCCACCCACATTTTCCATTTAATTTTGCCCCGATTGCCTGTGTGGTCCTGACTATGTACCTCCGCGCCTGTTCCAGCGGATCCTTACACGGCTCAAACGATAGATCATATTCCTCCCGGCTATATGGTGTAAGTTCCAGTTGCCGTTTTAGATCTTCCGGTTGATCTCGCAAGACGCAGAACAGATTCACAACGTCGCCATCCAAGTCATTAATCGTTTCTACCGCACTAGGACGCTTTCTGAAGAACACCGCCGCAGATCCGCTGAACGGCTCTACATACACCAATTTTTCATAATCTCCCGGGAAATGCGAAATGATCCAGTCCGCCGTGCCCCATTTTGATCCTGGATAACGAATAATCGCTTTCACATTCCATCTCCCCGTTTGCCTCTCTCATGCATCTCGGCCACCCACTGCCCATACGTCATCCCATGGGCCCGGGCCTCCGCTGCCACTTCCAAATTCTCCATGGTGGAGGTGGTCTTACCGCACCGTTTGCACTTATAACGGTAAATGATTTCTGCGTCCCCGACGCCGTAAGCAACATCGTATCTCCGTCCAATGAGCTCCCAGTCGTGTTGCGAGCAGGGGCAAATGCGCTCTTCCAGCTCCTGTACACGGCAATTTAGTTTGACAATTTCCGCTTTTAGTTTTTTATCCCAGACCATTACTCGTCCCTCTTGGCATGGGCGGCATACCCCACCACCATGCGCGTTTGCCCGCATTGATCGCATTTTCCCTTGTCCGGGCCGGTCAGCTCGTCCAATTTGTACGCATCCTTCGCCTTTTCTGCGCAGGCATAGCAGAGCTTAATTTTCATTTTGCGCCCCCTGACAGCTCAGCAATCGAGATATAGATCCCAGGTACTTCCGCCCAAAACTTCTCTGCGATCATAGATGCGACCTGTGCATCGTCCCTCCAAAAGCCCACCGCCGTCATACAATCCATCAGCAGCTTTTGGATATTGTCCACGTCAGGCTTTGAGGTCCGGTACTCCCCATCCGCATGGTCTCCGCGCGGGAAGCACCACTTCACCAGCAGCCGGATTCCCCCCTCCAGGGGCCGCTCCGGCTTATGTCCGGCCAGGTGGTCCATCAGCTTTGACCGAGCCGCCTTTACTTCATCCGGTTCATAGGGTACCGGCTTACCATTGACCACCCGCCACTTCTTTTCCTGGTGTGTGGCGGTGGGCGGGATCATCGGTATGAAAAACTCAAGCTTCATAGTCCACACCTCTCCAGGCACGGGTCTCTGGGTCAAATTTGATATACCCAATTTCCCTCAGAAGGTCCACCAGGTACGCGGCTAGATCCGTGTTGCATTTCACCCAATCAAGCACACGGTCACCCTGAACCGAGTATTCTCCACCAATCGCCTTTCTCTTCAAGGGTGGCATCTTTTTCGCTACGTTCAATCGCACGTCGCGTTGTCGCGTTCGCTCTTTCACGTCTCTTTACCTCGCTAAAGTATCGTTTTTATCACTCTCTCACGCGCGTCTGTACTGGGCGGGTGTCCCTCCCGTGTGTGGGGGCGGCTTATGAGCCCCCACACTTTAAGGGAGGCACCCGTACAGGGAGGCTTGCCCGACTGGTATTTATACCGTTAGGTATAGTGGTGGCGGGCAGCACGTTCCCGCCACCTGAATTTTCAGGTCACGGGAACAAGTTTGGGGAACTTGCCTGTCATTCCCGCAACCTTGGTGCCGGGCGGGCACATCACCAGTCTTTTTCGGATTCCGGGCATATCTTCATGGTGTTTCTGTTGACGATGTACCCGAGTGATTTGAGGGAATTTCTCACCGTTTTTTCGGCCGGCGGGGTCTTTCCCATTGCCTCCGCATTCAGCTTAATCTCCTCGTAGAGCTCCTTCACGGTGGGGTATTCATCGTCGTGGGAGAAGCGAAAACTTTCGATTGCCATGTTGTATTGACTCTGTTTAGAGTCACGCTGTTTCTCCGCTTTTCCCCTGCGCGCCTTCGCTCCCCGCTGCCAGATGGGTACGTCTGCTTCTGGGCTGATGTCGGCCAGTACCCCGCTTTCGTCGCCTCGGTGGACCGGGTAATCAAACCAGAGATTGACGGGCTGAAATTTCGGGAACTCACGTAGAGTCCCCTCGATGCGCCATGCCGTGTGCGCCTCAGCAGCCTTCCTGGCGGCCTCCACAGCCTCTTGGAGAGCCCAGTATTGCTGGTCGGACAAGAGGCCCCTGCACGCCTCCATGGCCCTGGCTTCGCTGCACAGATCATCCATAGATGCCTCGGCCAGCTTACCAGCCCCCAGCAGAGCGGAGGAGCAGGCAGCGCACACTGCATTGTTGATTTCCTGCTTACGCAGGGCTTCGGATACTTCGAGTTCGATTAGGTCCAGCAGGGCGTCTGGATCACGGGCAAATACGCCAGAGCCGCTGGCCCGGTCCATGGACCGCTTTCCGCCTTGAGCTCCCTTAGAGTGGTGGTGGCAATAGATCACTGCGCATCCAAGCTCTGTGCAGACCTTGTCGAACTGGTTGCAGAATGCGGCCATCTGATCCGCGGAGTTTTCGTCTCCGGTGATAACCTTGTAGATTGGGTCAATAACTACGGCGATGTAATCCTTTTTCATGGCCCGGCGGATCAGCTTGGGGGCCAGCTTGTCCATAGGGACAGAGCGTCCGCGCAAATTCCAAATGTCGATATTGGAAAGATTCCGCGGTTCCCATCCCAGGGCCTCGTACACCTCCCGGAAGCGATGCAGACAGGACGCGCGGTCCAGCTCGAGGTTAACATAGAGAATGCGGCCCTGCGCGCACTTGAATCCAACCCAGGGACGCCCCTCGGCGACCGAGCAGCACAGCTCGATCAGAGCATAAGATTTGCCTGCCTTAGACGGACCAGCGATCAGCATTTTATGGCCCTGACGGAGTACCCCGTCGATCAGTGGCGGCGCCAAGTCCGGCAGATTGTCCCAGGCGTCCGCCATACACTCCGGGTCAGGGAGGTCGTCGTTTACGCTCTCGATCCATTCCTTCCACTCCGCCCAGGTCGCCTTGCCCAGATTGGTGTCGATCAGAAATTGCTTATTCCCATTGCGCATAACGCCGGGCATGCGGGACAGCCGGGAGGGGTTCCGGTTTTGGCGGTCGATCTCCAGCCCATTTTTCCTGCATACCTCATACAGGTAGTCCACTCGCTTGCGGTACTCGTCATAAGAGCATGCGTCAATGCGCACGATGGCATGAATGCTTTTGCCCCCTGAGTGCACCAGGCAGGCTACCGGCAGCTCCAGCTCGCGTATGATGGCGTTCTGCTCTTCGACCGGCATTGAGTCCGACTCCACCAGGGCGAAACGGAACTCCGTCACATTCTCGTTCTTGCAGCCCTGTCCATCCAGGGGATTGAAGCGTATCCATGCACCGGCCTTCGGGCTGTAGTCCCCCAGTACGCTCCCGATATCACCGCCGCACCGGCTCAGCCGTTCGATCAGCTCACCGGCAGTACGGTCCCAGTTCCCCTTGGTGGGCAGGTATTTTCCATCCTTCTCCCAGGTCTCGGTGACATATCCCACGTTCTCTCCTGCTTCAAACAGGGTCTCGAGGTAGGTGATGAGCTGGCGGGCCGGGTCCCAGTCTCCCGGCTCTGCTATTTCCTTGCCCTCCAGCCAGTTGCGATTAACCACCACCAGGTCCTCTCGGCCCCCGATGACATCGTCCCAACTCAGCTCAACACCGCCTCCATTGGGCCGCCAGCCACGCTTCATGGCCATTTGGACAATGGTTCTCGCTGTGATCGGCGCAGCGGCCCCGCGGAATGAACTCCATTTCCTTGCGCATTCTCCGGGGTGATAGCGTTTGGGGTCCCCGCTGCTCCAGCGGTCCCAGTCCTCGGAGGTATAGCCGGCTTCCTTCAAGCCCATGCCAATACCCACCCACTCCTGGTAATCCAGAGATGATGGGTCTATGTACTCCAGCGCCTCTTTCAGGCTTAGCTCACGGTCCATGCATTACTCTCCCTGATACGTTGATGGGTCAATGCCGCGCGGCGTTTTCCAGCCGTTGGCGGCGATCCGGTCGATCATATGCTTGGCAGACTCAAAGGACCAGGTACCGACATGCCGGAATCCACGTCCCTCTAAGAAGCGAATTTGCTTGGGAGTCGTAAGTCCAGCCTCTCGCCGGGCGCCGAGGCGATCCAGCAGTAGCTTTGCTTTCCCGGCGCTCTCGATCTGGTCCGGAAGTATCCCTAGCTTTTCCAGTGTGTTCTTTTGCGCATCGCTTGGAGGCCCCATTTCCCAGCCGAAGGCAGGGGTGTATCCCGTCAAATCCTCCGCCTGAATGGACATTTCAAATTGGAGCGGGTCAACCAACCGCTGTTTCCGGCGGCGCATCTCATGGAGCTGCTTGGCAAGCGCTTCTTCGCGCTGAGCCACTACATCCTCGCTGGCCTTCTGCTCGGCCTGCTCGATATCCACGGGGCAACCGGCCGCCTCAATATTCTCCGTCATCTTCCGTGCGACTTCTTCATTTTCGCAGATGAGATTTGCCGGGTGGCAGAGCTCATGCCGCTCCGTGTGCCACAGAAAATCCAGGAGGAGGAGGTGGTCCTTTCCGCGAAACAGCCGGGTACCACGCCCCACCATCTGGCTGTAGAGACTGCGCACTTTTGTTGGGCGCAGCACTACGATGCAGTCTACAGATGGGCAGTCCCATCCTTCCGTCAGCAGCATGGAATTGCAAAGCACATTGTATTTGCCGGTGTCGAAGTCGCTGAGAATCTGCGTCCGGTCCTGGCTGGTCCCGTTGACCTCTGCGGCACGGAAGCCATGCCGGAGCAGGATGTCCCGAAATTTCTGGCTTGTTTTAACCAGCGGGAGAAACACCACCGTCTTACGGTCCGAACAATGCCGGGTCATTTCGTCTGCAATCTGCTCCAGGTATGGATCCAGCGCGGTCCCGAGGTCGCCGGCCTTGAAGTCGCCAGACTGGACGCCCACTCCGGTCAGGTCCAGTTTTAGGGGGATGGTGAGCGCCTTGATCGGCGTCAGGAATCCCTCCCGGATCGCCTTCGGCAGGGTATATTCGTACGCCAGGGACTGGAAACACTGTCCCAGGTTCCGCATATCTCCCCTGTCAGGCGTGGCCGTAACGCCGAGTACCTTCGCTTGCCCGAAATGGTCCAGGACTCGCTGATATCCATCCGAGAGTACGTGATGCGCCTCGTCCACGACTATCGTTTGAAAATAGTCGTGCGCGAAACGGCTGAGGCGCTTTTCGCGCATTAGACTCTGCACGGACCCAACGACGACCCGGTACCAGCTTCCGAGGCAGCTCTCATCCGCCTTTTCTGTCGCACAGCGCAGGCCGGTCGCCTGCGCCAATTTATCGGAGGCTTGCTCCAGCAGCTCTCCGCGGTGGGCCAGGACCAGCACCCGGTCTCCGGCCCGCACACGGTCCTCAATGACCTTTGAGAACACGATGGTTTTCCCGCAGCCTGTGGGTAACACCAACAGCGTACGGAGCACCCCCGTCTCCCATTCGTTCAGGATGGCCGCCTCCGCCTCCCGCTGATACGGCCGCAGCTCCATCAGAACTTACCCGCCTGGAACGTCATCTGCTGAGGGGGAGCGCTGGGCGCCGGCGTCTGATGAGGGGCGTTCGGCGCCGCGGCCTCTTCCCGATCCAGATAGGCGTCCACATCGTTGATCGTCCGCTCTTTCCCATTGCTGTCTGTATAAGAGCGGACGCTGAGCTTCGCACGTCCATGCGCCCCAATGACTGCATTCCAATTCATACGGACGCGCTCCCCATGCTGCCTCTGTCCAATGCTGGTGAAAAACGCGCACAACCTCCACTCCACGCTGCTGTGCAGATACAATTTGTCCTTGATCGTGGTCGAGCCCTCCGGCTCCTTGAATTGAAGGGATACTACTGCCATATTGCAGGGGGGCAGCTTGGCTTTTGCGCTGGGGGTATATCTCTGGCGCTCAAATCCAACCACGGTGAAGTCATATTCACCCTCCGGCAATGTGGTGTATTCCGGTCCATCGTTTTCAATTTCGCTGTCCCAATCGAGCTCGTAGCCCTGGGCGTTGTATTCGCTCATCTAAATATCCTCCTATGTTTAGAATGGAATGGGGCGCTGATCCAGGATCATTTTATAGACTTGGTCCCAGGCCCCCACCAGTACGCCGGAAACAAATGCGGGGTCATAGTTCTCGAAGGGGGTCCCCTTGGGGTAGTAGCCTCTGGATTCCACTGCCGCCATTACTTCACGCAGATCAACACCGCTTTGCTCCATAAGCCCCTTCAAAGCCACAGCCGCCGCCGTACCCTCGTCATCAGCAGCGCAATCCTGCGCGGCATCCGGCCGCGTCTCGGTCTTCGCAGCGACCTCGGCCGCGCGGGCAGGCGCGGGGACCTCTGAACGGTTCGCGTCCGTTTTCGTCTGCCCCCACGGGATGCACGCCTGAATCGAGCTGTACTCAAACGGCAGCTCCTCTCCCAGCCCCTGCCGGTTTTTTGCGTCCCAGCAGGGATGGTGGGTCGTGTACATCACGCGCTTGCCGCCCTGCGCCTTGATCTTGCCGTCCTCCGTACGGATCGTGTGGGTCTTGTAGTTGGCAAACAGCACCATATCCGCCCACTCCTTCAGCAGGGGGGCCGTGGTCTTCTGGAGTTTTAGCTCCCAGCGGTCATAGGCCCCCATCTCGTCCGGCTGTTCAAATTTACGCATCTTCGCATGGGCCGTAATCAATACATTCATGCCCCGCTCCACGACCTCTTCCAGCAGATTGAGCAGCTTCCCGAAATCCTCCGCCAGATAGGTGTAGCCTTTCCCGTAGCCAAAATCCTCGATCCCCGGCTTTTTCGACCGGGCGCACAGATCCGTGATGCACAACTGCTCCGCCCAGTCTGCGGTGTCGATGACCAGGGTAGCATACTCCCCGGGCCGGTCCCGGAAATACCGCACCTGTTCCATCAGCATGGCCCAGCTTGTCGGCCGGGGCGTCCGGGCCACATCCATGTGCTTGGTGCTCCCCTCTGTGTCGATAAACACCGGGCGGGGGAACTTGGACGCGAAGGTGGATTTCCCGATCCCCTCCGGGCCATACACCACGATCTTCAGCGCAGTCGACTGCTTCCCTGTAATGATCTCCATTAAAAACTTCCCGCCTTCCATGCCGTGGGTTCTGCGGGCGCCTCTGCGCCTGCCGCATACCCGTCCTCAATAATGATGCTGCACTCTCCGCCAGTGGACACCCGGGTGGCAATGCATTGCAGTCCCTCCGACTCAGCCCAGGCCCCAAATTCCCGCAGCGTCTCCAGATCCATCTGCTCCAGTTTATCCAGCAGCACAAAACCACACTTGGGGTTGATTGCACGGACGATTGCAGTGGATACCTTCAACTGGTCCGATCCGCTCAGGTTATCCCATCGCTTCCCCTGGTAGGTCAGTTCCCCCTCCTCCACGGAGAGTCCGGGCAGGGGCAGTTTCGCACCCTGGAGCAGATCCATGCGGGATTGCCGTACCCGTTCGATCTCCGTGGTGAGGGAGGCGTACTGATTCCCATATTCGGCCGCATCCGCTTCTGCCTTCTCCTTGTCCAGATTGGCCCGCACTTTCCGGTTGATGGACTCGATATCCTGGAGGCTGCGCTCCAGCTCCTCTGTGGACTGGTCCAGGAGGTCCATGGCGTCTCTGCCGGCGATTTCGCAATCCCGGCAGACGATATCATACTTCTCCTGCATCTCATCCAATGCCCGCCGAAGCCGCTGTTTCTCTGCCTCGAGCTGCGCGGCCCTGGTGCGCTTGCGCTGGTTCTCGCCATTCTCAGCCAAAATATCCTGCTGCTGCCGGATAAGTTCACTGGCTGAGACCGGTTCATTCGGGACTCCGGGAAAATCCGGCATTTCCTTTGCAAACTTAGTCTTCTGATCTGCGATCTGGCCGATGGCATGCCTCCTGCTGTAGAGCTCAGCTTCCTGCCGATCCAGTGCGTAAAGCTGGTCGCCCACTCCTATGATCTGGAGAAGTGTGTTCGCCTTTTCTTTGCTGCTGGACTGCATAAACCGCGGCAGGTCCAGGGCAAGCTGCTCTACAAACTCATCCAGCAATTGCTGGCCGGCGCGCCTTCCATCCGGATCGATCACCTTCAGGTCGCTGTTCTTCCCGGCCCGCTCCACTACGATGCCGTTGGAGAGCTTGACCCGCAGGTGGGGCGGGATGACGGACCCATCTCTTGCCGCCTGCGAAGGGCGGAACCGGTTGCCGCCAAGTGCCCATGCAATAGAGTCCAACACCGAAGTCTTACCCTGATTATTCCGACCGCCAATAATGGTGAGCCCTCGTTCTGACGGTTCTACCTTGATAGCCTTTATCCGCTTGACGTTTTCCAGTTCAAGCTCATTGATTTTCACCATACTTGACAAATCCCTTTCTCTGCCCCATAATAGGGGTGAAACGTTTTGTTTTGCCGCTGTCAGAGCTTAGCCCCTCTGGCGGCGGCTCTTTTTATGCCGGCTCCGTCAATTTTTCGATCATCTCCCGCCAGTTTGGGGGCGGTTTGATGGTCTCCCAGCGGCACACCGTGGACTGGTCCACCCCAAGCAGCTCGGCAGCCTCCCTTTGCGTCAGCCCCAGAGCAATACGAGCGTCACGCAGCTCGCGCTTGCCCTCGGCGATCTCCTCCCTGTGGGCCTCGTAGTACCGGCGCTGGGCCTCGGCGATCTCCTCCCTGTGGGCCTCGCGGTACCGGCGCTGGGCCTCGGCGATCTCCTCCCTGTGGGCCTCGCGGTACCGGCGCTGGGCCTCGGCGATCCGCTTTTGCTTTGAGTCCATGCGGCCCAGGATGGCCTCCCGATCAATGAGCCGCCCAAGCGCAATGTCGGCATTTGTAACACAAAATGTAGACTCGATCTCTGCGTCGGCACGGGCCATTTCTGCCAGCTCTGCAGGGGTGAATCCCATTGACAAGTCATCTCCTTTCTGCGCGGCGCTTTTTATGCCGGCTCCGCCTCCGCCCACTTGGCCGACTGGATCACACGCTTGCGGGGGCCATAGTCAAAGACCACCAACCGCATCCCATTCGGTGTCCGGGCCTCCACCTTCCACCCCGCCGTCTACGGCCTCCACTTTTACGATCTTGTTCATGGTACACCTCCATTTCTTGCACTCCAAAGTCTAACGCGGCCCCATGGCTGGCCATGTAGACGTCCAGGGCTTGTCCATCGATCCCCGCCCCGGTGTCCTCCACCACCCTCCAGCCGACGCCCTCTATGTAGATCTCCGTCCCGGCCGGCAGCACGTCCCAATCCGCCGCCACCGTGCGCCCCTCCTCCGGCACAGTCCCGGAGGCCGTCAGCCCGCCGGACCATTGCCCGCAGCACTTTGCGCATGGGCAATAGGCATACACGGTGTACGTGCCCAGGCTCTCAAGCCCCGGCGCGTCCGCCTCCATCAGCTCCCGTACCAGCACAGGCCCGCCGGGATGCTTTTCCAGCGTACGGGCGATGGATGGTCCAGCATCCAGCGCGTAGACCCCGCAGCAGGCCGCAAGGTAGATGGCTGGGATCAGCGCCAGCAGGGCCAGATCACGACGGGTCATCATGGCGCCACCGCCTTTTGCTTCTCGCTCTGTTCGGACAGTTCGCGCCTATACCGGTCCGCCAGATAGCTCCCCAAGTAACGGATAGCCCACTCAGGGGGATTATATGGCCCCTCCAGCGGCTTCCCATTCAGCATCAGCACCACTTCAAATTCTGGTTCTTTTCGCGGCACTCTTTTTCTCCTCCTTCCTGACTGGCGTTGGGGATTGCCCTCCTCCCCGTCGCGTGATATGATTCTGGATATGGAAGGAGGTGATTGTAATGCTGGAATTGACCCACGAGGAATGTCGCGAGCTCGAACGGCGTGTCGCTAAAAGCATGGTGTTTCTGAACTCCGCCGGGACGGAAGACTCTCTCGCCTCCGTCGTAGCTCGCGTTGCCACTAGGGCCACAATCTCGACTATTCGGGAATATGAGAAGATGCTAGCTGAGAAGCAAGCTCGTCAGCAATGTGTTGAGTAATATCGACTGCTTCCTGATTTCGCTGGCCTTGTAGTGCAAGTACGAGGGCAGCGATTTCTTTTGGTGTCGCCTTGATTGTTAGCTCCATATTGTCTCCTTTCTAGCTGGCGTATCGAATTTGCGAATTGTCTTTTTAAGACATTTTTAGATTAAAAAAAATAGCGTCTGTTTCTCGCGCCGAGAGGCCATATCTCCTTTTGATAAAAGCGATCTCAGTCTGCTTGAACTCCGCTCCGCCGGATTCGTTTATCTTTGCATTAAGCCTTGAAAGGCTTATGCCAAGGTAATTTGCAAGGTCTTCCTGCGTGTCGGAATGTTTGGCCATATGAGATCTGAGCAATGCCTTGTCCATCGTTTTACGTCACCTCCGTCATATGTCTTTTTAAGACACTCATAGTATAATCCAATGGATATGTCTTGTCAAGATATTTTTCTTGATTTTTTTTAAAAATTATAGTATAATCAAGACAACAGTAATTAGGCGGTGACATCATGACAACCGGAGAAAGAATCAAAGGGCTCAGGCAGGAACTCGGAATGTCTCAGGCAGAACTGGGAGAGAAAATTGGCGTCAAAACCCCTGCTATCTATAAATATGAAAACGGGCTTGTCGTTAACTTAAAGCGATCAACAATAGAAAAACTAGCTACAGCACTAAATGTGTCTCCATCGTATTTAATGGGGTTTGACGGAGAAGAAAAGCCCCTCACCGTTTCCGATGAGGGGCTAAACGAAGTCACTTCGATTTTTGAGCGGCTATCTCCAGATAACCGAGCCAAACTTCTCGAACTGTCTCGCCTTTACCTAGACGCTCAGAACAAAAACGAAGGAAAGAAATAAAATCATCCTTGTCTTTTGCTTGGTCATACAGTTTTATGGCGGAGTCGTCGCTTGGCATAAGTATTCCCCTTTCCCAGGGGCGCGCCTCACTGTTTTGAGCTCTTCCTAATTTTACCACATAGCACTTATTTTTGTCACTGGTAATTCTTTCCTCCATCGCGCCCTCCGATCTCCCGCAGCCCTTGTCAGTGACTTCATAATAGTACGTTTGTTCTATCTGGTCAAGCCGGAAAAGTTGCCAAATTTCAACGTGCATTTTCTGCGTTTTAACAGGAGGTGAGAGACGGAATAGTCCGGATTATGGGACACGTGGAATGATATCGTTACCCAGCTGCCGAAGAATGTGGTGTCGAAAATAAGCCGCTCAAAAGTTACGCAATAATAGAACGCGAGGGGAGAATACTATGGGTATCGGCGACATTTTTAAAGCGAGTGAAAATCAGCAATTGCGGCAACGAATCTCCGAACTCGAGTCCCTTATAACCCCCGAGATGAAGGACATAAGTACTGCACGTCAGCGCCTTGATGCGCTCCAGCAGGAAATATCTCTCCAAGAAGTTAAAGCGTTAGGCTTAGAAGCTGACCTAAGCCGAATACAGTCGGAAATTGACCTTGCTAAGAAGAATTTGATTGAAACAAATGACGCCGTTCTTCTTCAAGAGTTTGGTCTGTATGAGCCGGTTTATGCCTTCGCTACCTCTGACCTATACAAAACCCGACTGCTTGAAATAAGATCAGCGCAAAAAGAAATGATAAAGAATAAACAGGCTGCTACGGGTTTTACCAATTGGACGGTAAACAACAATGCCGCCAAAGGGCGAAAAATGGTCTCTGATATGCAAAAGCTACTGATTCGCGCTTTTAATAGTGAATGCGATGAGGTGATTGGTAATATCAAATTCAACAATATAGAGTCTGGTATAAAAAGAATTACCACCTCGCGAGATGCTATTTCAAAGCTCGGCGACATAATGGGCGTTAGCATTACGCCAAAATATTATAAATCCAAGCTTGACGAGCTTCACCTTGCATATGAATATCAGGTAAAAAAGCAAGAGGAAAAAGAAGAGCAGCGACGTATACGCGAGGAGTTGAGAGAACAGGCAAAACTCCAAAAGGAACTTGAAGAAGCCCGTAAGAAAATTGTAAAAGACCGTCAGCATTATGAAAATGCTCTTAAACAAGCCAGAGAACGGTTAGACACAGAACTCAACGAGGCAACCAAAGCAGATCTACTTGAGAAGATAGAGGCGTTTGAGAGACAGCTCGAAAAGCTTGATAAGGACCTAAAGGATGTGGACTATAGGGAAGCAAACCAAAAAGCTGGGTACGTGTACATCATATCTAACATCGGAGCCTTTGGAAATGATATTTTTAAAATTGGGATGACAAGACGATTGGACCCAATGGACAGGATAGACGAACTTGGCGACGCTTCTGTGCCATTTAAATTCGATGTGCATGCAATGATTTTTACTGAGGATGCCCCCAAATTGGAATCGGCGCTCCATCACGCTTTTGAATCTAGAAAAGTTAATATGGTAAACAATAGACGCGAATTTTTCAGGGTATCTCTTGACGAAATAAAGAAGGTCATTCAAGAAAACTTTGATAAATCTGTTGAGTTTGTCGATTCACCATACGCGGAGCAGTATAGGCAGTCTCTTTTAATCCAGAAACAGCTCTCAAAATCGGGATAAAAAATGCCTCCCACGGTACTCGCAATACCGTGGGAGGCGGGAAGGTGTAGACCACAGAGCGGCGGCTACCCTTCTATTTTATCGGAATAGGAGGATTTTGTCAATGCGCAGGGCTGCAATATATGCACGGTACTCAAGCGACCTCCAACGCAGCGAATCCATCGATGCGCAAATTCGAGCGTGTAAATATTATGCGCAGCGCTTTGATCTGGAGGTCGTGCGTATCTATGCTGATGCCGCCAAATCCGGCAAGAGCACAAAAAAGCGTGAAGATTTCCTAGATATGATGGAGGATGCCGCTCGGGATATCTTTGACGTACTGTTGGTACACAAACTTAGCCGATTCTCGCGCCGAGGCACCGATACCCTGAACAACAAGGAGAGGCTGGACTCGTTAGGCGTGGAGCTTATCTCTGTCACGGAGCGTCTTGACGACACTCCAGAAGGTCGCCTTATGCTCTATGTCATTACTGGCATGAATGAGTTCTACTCTGCGAACCTCGCCGCCGAAACTATGAAAGGGCTCCGCGAAAACGCGTATAACGGGAAGCACACCGGCGGTCTCCCCCCTCTGGGGTACGATGTTGACCCGGTTACGAAGAAACTAACAATCAATCCGTCCGAGGCGGAAGCTGTGCGCATGATATTCTCCATGTACCTGTCTGGTTGTGGATACGGTGAGATTGTAGACACACTAAATGCGCATGGATACCTCACCAAACGAGGTGCGCCATTTGGGCGGAACTCGATCCATGATATTTTGGTCAACGAAAAGTATACCGGCTTGCTGACCTATGACAAAATCGCCTCAAAAACTCCGGATGGGAGAATGAACCGGCGCAAGTTCAAGGCTGAATACTTAAAAATCGAGGATGGATGCCCGCAAATTATTACCAAAGAGGACTTCGAAAGGGTGAAGGAAACAATGGCGCAGAATAAGCGTGCCCCGAAGACTACGGCGGTTGAGAATTATCTGCTTTCTGGGAAACTTTTCTGCGGAGAATGCGGTGCCAGGATGTGCGGAGAGCGTCATAAGGTCCGGGACACTGCATACTCCTATTACATCTGTAACGAGGGAAAGCGCTGTAAAACTCATCGCCTGTCCGTCCGAAAAGAGATCGTAGAGAATATGGTCTTTGATGCACTCAACAGGATGGTGCTCTCAGAAGCGTCGGTGGATGCCATAGCTCATGCAGCCGTTGGAAGCTATGAGACCCAGAAGCACGCCGCTGACACCCTGGAAGCTGAGATTGCAGAATGCGAAGTCAAAATAGCGAACCTGGTAAAAGCCATTGCTACTGGCCTTGATGAACCAGAGTTACGGGAAGAAATGGCGCGGTTGAAGCAGCGCAAGGCAGAATGTCATGCCATGATGGAAACCCTTCGGGATAATGCGGATCAGCGCAAAAGTGTGGCGGAGTGGAAGGCCTATTTGCGACGCTTCTGTGATATAAACGCCTTGCCCGATGAGGATAAGAAAGCGTTGATCGCTGTTTTTGTAGATCGGATTCTTCTGTTTCCAGATGGCGGCCCAGGCCCAAAGGGCACATATAGAATTGAGGTGGAGCTCAACCCCAATCATGTTGAGCCTAGGGAAGGCAACGGCCTCCCGCTGCCAGAAAACCCACAAATAACAGTATTTAAAAACGGTTTTGTGGTATTGAATGGCAGAGGCAATTAGTCCTCTGCCATTTTATTTTCAAATACTAAAGCCCGCCCCTGGGACTTAGGCATCCTTGGGGCGGGCTTTCTTCGCCTATCTCACGATCTGTGCCGCAAGGAATCCCACAGCGCCCGAGACGGCCAGCCAAATGAGCTTGTCCACGATACCGTCCCAGCGCTTGGCGGGCTTCTCGGTGAGGGCCTTCACGTCGGTCTTGATCTCCTTCACGTCGGTCTCCACCGTCTCCTGCCGTGTC